GCAGTTGGTTCTACTGGTAACGCTGCTTTCTGATATTTATATATCATACGGGAGTCTCTTCGGAGGCTCCTTTTTTTTAATTCTTTATTGAGAATAAGACTCATTATCAAATTATGGCCTTCCCTACTACTGGCTCCAATACTGAGCTACAAGCTGTTAATCAGATCCTGGCGTCAGTTGGTCAGGCTCCCGTTACTACACTTACAACTGATGAAACTTTTGTACTAAATGAAGTTTCAAGCTTTACTGGTTCTATTTCCGGCACCACTCTAACTACTACAGTAGCAAGCATCCCAGTTGGCACCTATATCGGTGGACCTGGTGTAACTGTTGGAACATCTATTGCCGTTGCTGGCGTAGAAGTATCCCCAGCTACTAGCCCTGTTACATATAATTATACTGTTAATATCTCTCAGACTGTTTCTAGTCAGACTTTAACACAATCGATTGCTACAAGTAGAATTGAATCACAAACCAACCCGGACGTTGCGATTGCACTCAACACCCTAAGAGAAGTGTCTCGTGAAGTACAATCAGAAGGCTGGTCTTTTAACAAAGAATCAGACTATCCCATTACACCAGACGTATCTAATGAAGTAGTTATTGCTAATAATATACTTCATATGGATTTAAATAGAACTTATACACAAAATTTAGATAGAGATAGTATTAATCGTGAAGGTAAACTTTATGATAAAACTGCTCATTCATTTACTTGGACCGACGATACTTTATACGTAGATGTTATTTGGTATTTTGATTGGCCTAGTATCCCTACTGTTATCCAAGCCTTTATAATTGCAAGAGCTGCAACAATTGTGTCTAGTAGAATTATTGGTGATACTAATCAATATCAAATGCTAATACAAAAAGAAGCTTTTGCTAAATCTACAGCTTTAGAATACGAATGCAACCAAGGAGATTACTCATTCTTTGGTAGTCCTAAAGGTGGTAATTTCTATAAAAGCTACCAACCGTTCCATACTTTACAACGCTAATGCCAGCAGTAACCCAATTAATACCAAACTTTCTTGGTGGTGTCTCACGACAAAATGATGACAAAAAATTATTAGGACAATTAACTGAATGCATTAACGGTTACCCAGATGCTACATATGGTCTATTAAAAAGACCAGGAATGAAGCATACTAATGTATTAAAAAAAGCTAATGGTACTGCATTTACTAAAGCTGAATTAGCTGATGCTGCATGGTTCTTTATTGAACGTGATTCAGCTGGATCTTACATTGGTGCTATCAAAGGTGCAAACCTTTATGTATGGACAGTAGCTGATGGTACGTTTTGTACTGTAACTAATAATGGTGCTTCATACCTAACAGGTACTGCACAAAACGATTATCATTTCCGTAGTATTCAAGATACTACAATTATTACAAACAAAACTGTTACTACTGCTATGCAAGCAGCTGGTACGTTTGTTGCTAATACAGTTGCTACACTTAAACTACTTGAAATTTCAGAAGCTGATTACATAGTTACTATTCAAAATGTAGAAGCAAAAGTAACTACTACAAGCAGCACAGTATTTGATGACATGTTGTTATATGATGCATCTGATGTTAATACTAATCATCATTTAATTGATAAAATTAAAAGTGTTATTGAAGCACAACACTCAGCATCTAATGCAGCATTTGCTGGTAGGTGGTATCTAGAAGGTTACAACAATAGTATTGTTATTAAACGTAGTACTGGTTCTAATGCAGTTGTAACTGATTACAGTGCAGTTACTGGTACTCCTGTAGCCTTTGACATTGATGCTAGAGGTGGTCTTAATAACACTGGAATTGAAGTGTTTGAAGATGATGTAACTGATGTATCTAAACTACCACTTGAATCTTTTACTGATCATAACGTAAGAATCTTAAACAGTGATAGTGCTGAAGATGATTACCATGTTAAATTTGTTGCTTATGATACTACCTTAAATAGAGGACGTGGTTATTGGAAAGAAACAGTAGCACGTGATGCATCACCTGGTGTAAATAATACAACCATGCCACATGAGTTGGCTAACACAGGTGCTACTACGTTTACCTTTGGACCTATTACTTATAAAAATAGGCTTGCTGGTGATGATGTAACCAGTCCAATCCCATCTTTTATTGGCTCTACTATTAACTCATCCTTCTTCTACAGTAACCGTTTTGGTATATTATCTGGAGATAATGTAGTCCTTGGTGTTGCTAATGATTCCTATAATTTCTTTGTTAAGTCAGCACTAACACAGATTGATTCTGACCCTGTAGATCTAAACGTATCTAGTGTACGTCCTGTTTCATTGTCTGAGGTACTGCCTTCACCACAAGGACTTCTTTTGTTTAGTGAACGTCAACAGTTCCAACTTTATGCAACTGATGCTAGTATTCTTACACCTACTTCTGCTGTTATCCGTGCACTTGCTAACTATGAGATGGCAACTGATATTGCACCTGTAGACATTGGTACTACCTCTGCATTTATCAGTCGTGTTCCTGGTTATAGTAAACTCTTTACAATGTCTCTACGTGATGTAGAACAAACACCTATTGTTGTAGACATCAGTAAAGCAGCTTTAGAATATATTCCAGATACTGTTGATGGTCTAACAGCAAGCCCTCCTAACTCTCTTGTAATGTTGATTGATAGGGATACATCTTTCCTTTATATTTATCGTTATTATAATAATGGTAAAGAAGATTTGTTCCAATCTTGGACTAAATGGCAATTAACAGGTACTATTCAAACTGCAGATATTATTAATGACTCTGTAATTGTTGTATCTCAACATGAAGATGAATATACAATAGGTAGTATCATCCTTGATGAGATCCCTTCAGGAACCTCTGTAGTGGGTGCTACTAGCATTGATGGTAATACATGCCTAGACATGGCTACAAGGCCCGTCAAGCCGCACTCATCGGTCAATGCGGTGGTGTATGATACAACCAATAAGGTTACTAAAATCTATGTTCCTTATACCCCATTCCAACAAAAGGAAGCTATCATGCTTCTTTGTGTACCAACAGCAGACGTAGGTACAGCCGCAGTTGTTGATGCAGATGCTGGTTTATATTTAGCTGCTACTGAACGTACTGAAATCGGTACAGGTTACCGTTACTTTGAAGTTAACGGTGACTATACAAGTTATGCTGATGGTATTGTCGTAGGTTATGGTTATGATTTTGAAGCAACTATGCCAAAATTTTACTATAAACGTGATGCTACTACATCAGATTATACAGCTACATTAACTATATCTAGAGTTACATTCTCTGTTGGTAGAACAGGTCCAGTTTTATTTAAAGTAAAAGCTGGTGGTTCTGATGAATGGAAGAATGTAGAATATGTAAATGATGCTAATACTTATTTAGCAGACAGTAGTCCTGTAACATCAGAACATCAATTCACCATACCAATTCATCAACGTAATACTAATTTTGAACTTAAAGTGACAAGCAATTATCCATACCCTGTATCGTTGGTGTCAATGACATGGGAAGGCATTTATTCACCACGTTTCTATAGGAGGACTTAATGATTAATAAAAATTTTGATCTTCTGGGTGAACAGTTAGCTGAGTCTGGGCTGGAGATGAATATTGTGATTGCCCCTGTGGTAGCCGCTTCACTGATTAGCGGTGGAGCATCTATTCTTGGTGGAATCTTTGGTTCTAACTCAGCAAAAGATGCAAACAGACAAGCTGAAAAAAACTACAAAAAACAGATGGAGGCTGCTCAACAAGCAGCTGATGCAACTAACGCATATAATAAAGAAGCTTTTGCAGTTGATCTACAAAACTATCAAAACAACCGAGCATACTCTCACGAAACTAATTTAGCAAAGTGGAGATATGATGCTGAAATACAAGATCTTCAGTTTCAATCAGTTGTTGAACAATATGGTAGGTCTGTTGAAAATACTACCAACCGACTTACATATAATAGTATTGCAGCAATGCAAGCTTATGAATCTGAACAGGCTGCATTAAATGATATTTTCACAGAAGATACTTTTAGTCGTCAAGGTGCACTTGTAGATCAGTTACAAAATGAAGGACGGGCTGCATTAGGACAAGC